AGTCCTCTGTTGGCCAGTATGTCAACTTTTAGGTGTTCTAAATCTTCAACTTCATTTTTGTCCAGCAGGATTTGATTTTCCGCTGTGAATAAACTTTTTGGTAATTGTCTTCCAAACATTATTATGCCTCCGCAGTGTTTTGATATACATCTTTTTTTGCCCATCAATTTGCGTTCAATCCGTTTTGCTTCCACGGGATCAACGCCAACTGATTCGTATGTGAATCTGCGAGGGAGTCTACCTTTTGCACCCAAACGTTTGGCCGCTTCACGCTTAGCCGACTTATCCTTATAAAGCACGTAGTTTGATATACGAGCCGAGCGTCCGGGCCACTGTTTGAATATTCTATTCATGACTTCTCCCTGACGATAATGGGGGAAATCAATATCAACATCAGGTAAGTCATCTCTGGTAGGATTTAAGAATCGTGCAATGGGTATGCCCCACTTCACAGGATCCACATCTGTTATGCCAAGTAGGTAACAGACCAAAGACGAACCAGCCGAACCACGAGTCATATGGGTGATATCTCTCGTAATTGCTAGTATGTCACATATTTGGATGAAGTAGTCTACGAAACGTAGTTGAAGGATGATGCGAGTTTCATCAGCAAGCCTTTGCGTGTATTCTTCTGTGCCTGGACATTGCCTAATAAATCTATCGTATAGCCTTGTTATGTCGTTTAGTTCTTTGTCTTTCATTTGCCTATGTTTTTTTTAGTTTGCCTGTTTTTGCCTTGAGCAATACTAATTATCTAACTTAGGAATTATAGTGGGGTTTTTTGGTATTGTCTTAATTTACTTTTTGGCACATCAACATCACGATGATCGCACACTGCTTTAATTACACAGTCGTCACATCCAGGCGAACTAGATCTGCATACCAACTTGGCGTGTGTTATTAACCACATATGAGCACCGTATTTGTATTTGTCGGGCGTGGTGTTGTTTACAGTTATACTTGCTTTTGCTTCATTAAGATTGTCTGCCCAACCCAGTCTCCATAATAATCTAAAAACGTGTGTATCAACTGCTATGTGTGGTTGCCCCCAAACAAATCTCATTACAATGTCAGAACTTTTCCTACCAACTCCCGGCAGTGTCATTAATTCTTTTTGTGTTTGTGGCACACGTCCATTAAAATTTTCTAACAACATTTTGCTTGTGGCAAGAATATTTTTGCTTTTAGCATTGTGAAGTCCTGCAGGTCGAATTGCTTCAATAACGTCTTCTTGAGATATTTTAATCATATCTTCTGGAGTGTCAGCAAGAGCAAACAGTTGTCTACAAGCCACAGCCGTTCTCTTATCTTGACTCTGTGCAGACAACATAACACCAATTAAACTAGTGTAGGCTTTGCTGTAAATTTTTGCTTTAGGTTTTTTGTTTGTGTATTGTGGATATGTTGTACTTAATTTTTCGTACAGATATTGTATGTCATTACTGTTCTTCATCCGAGTGCAATTCATTTAACAGTTGTCTTAGTTTTCCACCTTCTACTGTGGCTTTTACTTTGCCCACGTCGTCGCCTTTTCTAGGATCTATTTCTTTGGGTTTGTCTGGAGACACTTTGCTTTTTTGTTTCAATGAATCATATATAGTTGATGATTGTTTTTTGAACTGTTGATAATCTGCATCTTCAGCCAAGTCTCTAATTCTCAATGTATCAATATCAAATTCTAAATCTATTTTTTGTCCTACTCCCGAACTTGATCTTGTTTTCATAAACTGTATTTGATATCTGCCACGTTCTTTCATTGCTCTTGATGTGAATATACCAAACACGTTGTCTGCTGTTTGTATTTTACTTAGACCGCCACTAATGTGAGAATGATCAAATTCAATTTCTTCAACACTAGCTCTGTTCAACTGAGATGCTGTACACATCAGCATGTTGCTTTCTGCCGCTAAATTTCTTAGTTCTTCTGATACATACTTGTCTTTGATAAACAAGTCTGCTGGACTTATTCTTTTTGACTTAGGCATCATGAGATCCAAATAGTCAATCAAAACACAATCAATTTTCTTTTTATTTTTTAATTCTAATTCTTTAATATAAGATTTAACGTCCAACACTGTGCTTCCACTTGACAGATATTTGATTTGTAAGTTACCTGACTTCTTCGCTAACATCTTGACTTTCATTTCAACATTATCAATTTCAGGGAAAACTTTTCTTGTGGGTATACCTGTAATCATAGCATCAATTCTCATGGCTGTTAATGCTTCACTTAATTCAAAACTTATGTACAATGTGTTCAAGCCAGCAGTGGCCCAATTCACAGCAAGATTCTGCAAGAACAAACTTTTACCTGCACCTGATCCGCCTGCAAAAATATTAAGTTCTCCTCGGTTAAATCCACCAAACAGTTTCTTGTCCAAATTGGCCCACCCTGTACTAACTTGACCGTTGGAGTTTTTTAAGTTCTCCAATCTACCTTTTGGATCTTCAAAGTAGTCTGTACCCATGTCACGAGTCAATCCAATGTTGACTGCGTCTTTGACCTTGTCTTCAACAGGAGCATAATCACCTTTTTCTAATAAGTCTGCTGATTCAAGTATTGCACGTTCTAGTGCTTTGTGTCGGGAAAATTGTTCAAACTCATCTAGTAACCAATTGAAGTGACTTGGATCTAGATCTTTTGCTGTCTTTAATTTAATGTCATGTTTAGCATTGACTTGTTCAACCTCTGGCAACACTTTATATTCATCTACATAATCTTTTATAAATGTTGCAATTGGTTGTAATTTTCTATCAAAAGATTTAGGATCAAATATATTCTGAGCTCTAGCATATGATTCAGCATCTGCCATCATCATTTCTAAATATAATTTTTGTACATCAAAAGTATAATCAGCCATACATCTTTCTCTTTAAGTCTATTTTAAGTTTACTACTTTCTGTTGTTTTAAGTATCGATTGTATAGTAAACAGTCTACCATATTTTAACACAGCCTCCGCTACATCTCCAACCGTTTTATCCCATTCTGGAAAAGCAACACTCCATCCAAATTCTATTGCTTGATTTACAAGTTTTTGTCCAGGTGCGTCTCTGTCTGGTACAACAATTACCTGTCTGTTTAATCCATTAATAAGATCTCGCTGTGTATCATTTATCTCTGAACCAAGTATGCTAACACCAGAAATGGTAATTGCATCAAATGGTCCTTCTGTCACTAATACAAACTTTCTTGACCAATCTTGTGCGTCCATGTTGAAAACATAACCAGGTTGAACATCAGTAAAATATTTAACTTTTTCTAATGGCTCAAATAATCTGCCGGTGAAGCCTACAACATCACCACGCCAATAAAATGGAATTAATAATCTTTTGTTAACATCAAAATAATTATTCGAAGAATACATAAAGTCATACCAATCAGGACCAATACCTCTGCTTGTAAGATAATTCAACAAACTGTCAATATTTTTTTGTTCAGTGGCTGTCAGTGTTGTGTATTGTGTAAGCCAAGTTTCTAATTTTTTTGTTTGATTTGGCAATTCTTTTTTGTTAAATGACACAAATTTTTTCTTTTCATATTTAATATCACCTTCTTCATATCTCATTGCCTCTATTGCCAATTTACGAATTGTGTCGTCGGCAATTCCTATGTAGCTCATAAACAAACGCATTTTTTGTGAAAGTCTTCTGCCAATTTGATAACTGGCTTTGAAACCACAATTGAAACAGTGATAAGACACTGTGCCGTCAGCACTTGTCATTAGGCCTCCACGTTTTTTCTTGTCTTGAGTTTCTCCGTTGTGTATGCAACAAGGTGCATTGAAGGCAATCCAACCAGATGGTGTTTTTTTACGGCCAGCAGGCAACGATGTTAGAATAGTAGACTGGATCAGGTTCATAGTCTATATTTTACTGTCTGTATAAGATTTTGTCAATGGTGCCGGTATTACCACTAGCGTTGTCCCAACTAAATTTAATAAATTGGTAAACACCGTTGAAGTTGTAGTATTTGACACCTGTGCTTGGTAAGTCTGTAATTGTATTAATTGTGAAGAAGTCTGTCGCCGCAGGAGATGTTGTCATACTTCCTAACACTTTTAAGGTGCCAGTAAATCCGGCAGTGTAAACAGCAATGGTATGTAGTGCATCATTGTTGTTTTGTCCTGGATACCCTTGTATTGTTTCGTTGGAAACATATTTTAAAGGATAAGGATTGTTGCTGGTATTTGCTGAGAAGGATTCTGCAGTTTGACTTGCAACAAATTGCGGAAAGCCACCGTCTAGTATTTCTACTGAACCAGCAGAATTATATCCTGTATCAGCATAGGTTACTTGATATGAAGTGCTTGAACCATCAGTTAGTATTTCTCGCACAGAATAATTATAAAATTTGCTATCAAGACCTAGTAAATCACCATCTGATATGGTCACTGATGCTGTGCCTTTTGTTGCAGTAGATGAACCGTCATCTAAAATGCTTAATGTACGTGTTAAAACTGCTTTTTTGCTTTCAGTATCGATGAGAGCAAACTCAAATGTCTTGCTTGTAACGTCCTGTGCTTTTTGATCTTCGTTCTTAAAGGTGAAAGTGACAGGGTTTGAAACTCCTCTGAATATTTTTAATCTTCTGTCGTACACTTTAGAATTTCTCCCGTGATAACCATTTATATAGGCTATTACCAAATTTGTAAGTAAATACCTTGATACTGTTTGCATATAGCATATTTAACAGTATTTATTGAATAGCATGAATGAAGTTTTTGAAACATTAGGAAAGAAATTTCCCTTTTTATCACTGATACGCAAGGCAGACCTTGAGTTTATTGGAATCATATCTAATCAAGATAGTCAAGTAACTAGTTTCTATGATTACGGTAGAATACTATTGCCCGAGGACAAAATGAAATATTTAAAACTTGGTGAAACTTGGTGGTGGGAGTCCAACAGAAAAATACCAATTAATATATTTTTAAAAGGTGATTGGAAGTATTTTAGATCAACGCTTATAGCAATTTCTACTAAAGATGCAGAAATCGTTCACGGCCCGTGTGTGCGGTTAAGTGATATTGCCAAGAAGAGAGTCAAGAGAAGAACTATCCAACTAGTGAGAAGACCTATTTAATATAACGCAAAAAAAAAGCACGATATCCACCGTGCCATTTTATTTCAACATTTTTCTTTTCCCAAATGGTTTGCCATTCGGGTAAACATTCGCGAACCCATGATTTTATTTCAAATGTTTTGGTCACAGTCAACTTGGAAGGTCTTTTTGTTTTTTTTACTAGATCAAGTTGTCTGGCTAATTCAACGCCATAGTTCCAATCATCAGGTAGTTCTACTGTTGGGAGTTTGTATTTTTTAGTGAGATGTTTTTTCCGGTTGTACACTAAAAGCATATTTACCTTTTGTAATTAAATTCATCTGAACTACAATAGCCTGTGCATATGCAACTGCATGTGATTTTTTAAAGAAGTAACTGCCATCTGTTGGTTTAACCCAAACTTCTTGCATTATGTCATTCCAATTTTTATGCATTAGGCTTCTTTTGGCTGGCCTTATTATAGCCAACACAGCCGCAAGTTGTTCTATATTTTTTGGTTGCAGTTTTGAGACTATACTGAAATGTCCGTTAAGATGAAACAGTTCATCTACAAAACATTGTTCATTAAGCATTTTCCAGTCTGGTTCTTGAATCATAAGTTCAACTAGTTCTTGCTCATTTTTTACATCTTTGTAGATGCTTACATTCAAACAGTCAATTTTAAAATATCCTCTTTCTTCTGCTTTTTTGTAATCTATACTAGAATACCCTGTGACAGGTTCTTTGGGTATGTTGTGAAAGTATACACCTGTTTTGTGTTTTTCTATCTTATCCTCTTTAATGATAGATGCAGGAGTATGTTTAAACAATTTTAATACTTCGTCTCGATCAATAAAATCTATATCTACATCAGGCATTAGTGTAATTTCTTTTTGTTGTGTTTTATAAAATCTTCTTTTGTTCCTGGTTTTAGGATTTCTAAAACTTGTAACATTTTTCTGTAACCGGCAGTGTGCTGTGTTTCGTTTGTCATCTCAGGTAGTATAACTTTTCCAATTGATCCATCTTTCTTTATTACTATTACGCTATCTCCAACTTCCATGTCTAAATGATCATCTATCTCAATATTAAATTTACTCAATGTGTGCCTCCTTGGCTGTTTCTTTTACAAACAAAATATCTGCTGGATAATTTTTAAATTTGTTACTCCAAAATTTTGGATCTATGTAAGTTTGTATCATTTGTAATTGTTCGTCGCTTAATGATTTTAGCATCTTCTTGCCAGCATCACAACCTAGTACCAACCACGGTGATATCTTTCCTGATTGGATATGTTGTACTGCACGACTGGTGTTTACTAATCTAAAATAATCAGACCACTGTACATTTTGTTCTTGTGCCCAATCCATCATAGTGGCTATGGATCTCCTTAGTGCCGCTTCTACAGGTTCAGTTTTTAATGTGTCTTTGAGATATTGTTCATACAAATCATCTCTGCTCCAATGATCCAATTTTATTTTTGACAATATAACATAGTCAATGTATTTTTCAGGATACAACGGGTTGGTATGCATCATGTAACGACCAAATTTAACAAATGCATTGTAGTAAGAACTTTCACAAAATTGGTCATACGTTTTTGATTTTGTTGTTCTTTGGTGTATCTCGTAAAATCTTTGGAAAACAATAAATCCATTCTGTACCCATTTCTCCGATTTTTGTAAGTGTCTTCTTTTAGGTTCACACATATGCACTTGTAGTGTTCGTTCTCTTTGAAAACTTTTATTACAATATGGACAAGTAAAACTATTCATTCTCTAATTCTTTTTTTACTCTTCCTAATCCATGAAAATTTTGTAATAAATTTTTATTATGTTTTAGTATTGGCATCATTTCATTATACATCATTTTTAACTCATTAACATCTTTTTTATGCAACTCCTCTATTATGTCTGCAATTTTTTTTATTTTAGTGTGTGAATTATCATTGTCATATGATTCGTCCCACCATTTATCAAAGGTCTTAAAACCCATAATTTTTAAATAGGCCAATGAGCCATTGTCACCATTTATCACAAAAGGATTGCCATATGCAATAGCCTTGTATGTTTTTTCTGTAATAAAAATACCGCTGTGTTCTTTTTTGGTCTCATTTGACACCCATAAAAAACTATGATCAAATATATGAGTTTCGTCAAAAGTTTTGTCAAAATGAGAATTTATTTTATTGTCAAAATTTATTGGCAGTAGTGATATAAATTTATTTTTATTCTTTTTGAAGTCTTGGAATTGGTCCATGTAAGTGTCAGTATTGACATCATCGTCAATCCAATTTGACTTTTTAGATTCTACAACGTTTTCATAATTTGTGCAACTTATCATGCCCTTGTCTAATAAATTTCTTCTTTGTAGTTCATAGATCATGCCTAGTCTATGATGTGCAACTCTTTTACTTTGGCATAAACATGCAAATGATTTATCAAACTTTTTATTAATCATATGATTCTTAGTGTGTTCTGCTATCTGATGCATAAAGAAATCAAATCCTATGAAGTTGCATTTAACACTGTAACCTTTTTGTTGCAAACTCTTTATCTGAACTGCTTCATTGAATACATGCGGCACCAACCAAGTGATGTTTTCTTCCGCAACACCTCGTTGTGTAAAGTTTCTTATCACCCTGGAGTAAGGTATATCTTTGAAGTCGGGGGTTATATTAAATTTGTTTTCTTGCCAAGCATATGTGTTAAACAAATCCCATTGTTCGGTAACCATTGATATTAATGGCTTAATTTTGGATTGTTGCATTAGCAAGTAAACATCATTTGGAATTTTTTCTAAAACTGGATCAATAGTAAATGGGGTTCTAATAAAAATTGGAAGATATGTAATTTTGTTAGGATCTAACTTTTTGTAGTTTACTCTTGGAATGTCGCTCCAAACATACTGTGAAGCATCTATTAGCTCAGACAGTGAATCAACTAAATTTAAATCAATAAAATTAATTTTTGATTCCATGTGCCTCTAATAATTCTTCTAGTTCTCGATCTGTAATTATTTTATCAAGTGTTTCTAAATCTGTTTCTTTAGCATTAGGAAAAAGTGTTTGCAGTTGTTTTAAACTTTTGTTTGGCACACGTTTCATAGGTTTTATCCACGGATGAAATTGTTGTTTTAATCCTCCACACATGGCTGTTAATATCCAGCACAACTTTTTATGTTTACTAGACAATGTGAATAGATGTTTGTTAACACACTCGTTGATCATTTCAACATAGTGTTCTTGATAAAATTTGTCTCCGGTCACACTAGATGCATATCTCATTATCATGTAAGGACTGTATAACGATCTTTCTTTATCATCGATCCTATCAAAATAATCTTTGTTTCTGTAGTCAACGGCTTTGAGTCCATTACGCAGTTCGAAAAATTTTCTAGTAGTAGTTTTTGGTTTTGGTTTCTTCATATATCAGTCTAAATTTTGTTGCATGTTTGTAGTCTTTAAATTGTATTTTTACATATTGGTGTAAAAACTGTATTCCTCTTAATTCAATATTATACTCTTTGATCAAATCAAGCAAGTTTGGAAAAAAGTCTTTAACCATCCACACAGGTTCTTTTTTGTTTTGATTACCAACTGGCATCATCATGACAGGTGCTTTTATTTTTACAAAACTACTGTTTATTTTTTTTTTAGAAGCATTGGCCATAATCTAATTGTTCGCATTGTCTAGATATGTCTTTAACAAAATATGCACACTGTGGATTCTTTCCATCAGTTAAAGGAATCGCTAGTAGTTGACCTGATTTTATTTTTGGAAAATACCATTTTACTTCTGTATAGATATCTACGATGTCTATTTGTGCAAACTCAGGCATTCCGCCTGTAAGTGGATTAAAAAGAAAAGCATCAAAGCCTCGATCATTTAAACTTGTTATAGGCATTACGTGTAGTTCTCCTTGTTCTGCTTCTCCTATAACCATTTTCCAATCTAGTGGAACATTGACTTTGTAGTTCCCTATTTGCAATACTGCCGCTGGTGCGTTGAAACTTTCTAAAAATATTAATGGTATGTAAAAATAATCTGGATTGGTTGGATCTGAATTGTCCAATACAGCAAACCTCATTTTTTCATCTACAAACTCGGGTATTTTTTCTAGTTTGTATGTTTCATTATCAAGTGAAAGAATTTTCATAATTTATCTTTTCTATATTATACGGGTAATTTGCCTCTTTGTAAAACTTTTTTCTTTGTGTTAAATGCCTTTTGGCAAATTTACAACTACTTGTGATATCCCATATTTCTACGTGATCTTTGTCTTTTGCCTTCCTAATCCCTCTGCCGATTGATTGTATCACTCTCACAAATGATTTTCCTGCTTCTATGAGAACAAGATTAAAAATCCTAGGAATATTAATGCCAACACTGGCAACTCCATATGTGGCAATAATAACTTTATTTTTTGAAAGTTTAACTTCATCATATTGTTCCTTTCTATCTAAGTTTTTTGTTGATCCTGATATAAAAACTGATCCGGTTATTTTCTTATTAAGTATTTCACCTGCACTTATTCTGTCTACAAGTATTAGAGTGTTTCCGGAACTTGCAATAGTGTTTATCGTTTTAGCCACATAGGTCATACGTTTGTCGTCTGTGGTTAACCATTTAAGTTCTTCTGGATAATTGCTAAACTGTTTTGTTTCCAAAGTCTGTAAAATATTCACATTACAATTTGCTAACACACCTTTGTCTTGCAAGGTGCTAGCCGCTATTTTGTTTACAACTTCTCCAATGGAACATTTGATTCCCATAAATTCATATTCTGCTTTTGGCACAGTCCCAGTCAATCCCCAACGTATGCCACAGTGTGCAAAAGGACCGGTCAACAATCTTTTTAAAACATCTGCTTTGGCCATGTGTACTTCGTCAATTATAATTGTGTTGATGCCTTGTATGGCTTCTTTGAATTCTGCCGAATGTTCGTCCTTGCTTCTTTTTTCTAGTATGTTCAATGATTGCCAGGTGGCTATTGTGTTGTATCTGCCAACTTCTTTTCTGTCACCGTAGTAGACTCCTGTATCCAAATTACAAGCCAAGAAATCTTCTTCAGTCTGTGTTACTAGACTTTTGTTTGGAACTATTGTCAGTGTTCTGCCGTATGGTTCGACCAGTTGGCACAGTGCCGCAGTAATAATGGTCTTACCTGCACCAGTGGCGATCTCTTGTATGCATTGTGGGTTTTCTATAAACTTGTTTATAGTTTCCACTTGATAATCTCTCAATACAATTGGTTGTCCTGCACAAGGATGTCCTGCAGGCCAGTTGATATCACTTAGATAATTTTTATCAATTGACTTAAACTCAAAATTATGAGGTTGTCTTTGATCTTCAAAGTCAACATACACCCCACCTTCTTCTAAAATAGGTAAAACTTTATCAACCATGCTCAAGTAAGTTGTGCCACCCAAACCAAAAAAAGCAATTTTGCCGTCCCATCTTCCAAGTTTTACTGCTGGCAAATGTCTTGCATATGGAATTTCATATTTGAATTTATTGTGTAGACGTTGTCGCCATTTGAGATCCAAATTTTCAAATTTAACGTTTACTTCGTCTTTTATTATTAGTTTACATGAACTCATAGTTTTTTTATAGCCCGACTCTGCCACTCATAACTTGTCGGTTGTGCATCACTATAATACAACTTTTTTGGTAGTTTATCAAGTAGTCTTTTGATATTTTCTCCACCAGTGGCATAGTAACCACCACCAATTGCAACTACTCCACAGCCAAATTTTATATTTGCTCTCATTAATGATCTGGGAAGTCTATTTCTAACAAAATAAACCATTGTGTTTTTATCTATGTGTTTGAAATTTTTGCTTTCTTGATACAAGTCGTATGCTCTTTGAAAATCTTCTACTGAAAATTTAGGAGTTCGGTCAAAATTACGCAACCATTTTTCATCAGGATTCATGTCTTTAAATTCTTTTGGCTCTTTTAGTTCAAATCCCCAACTTATGTTTTTATGCCTGTCTATTCCTTGTCGTTCGAACGCCTTTATCCAATCTTTTAAATCGTTGACTTCGTCACAATTGTCAGTGATTTCTCCAGTTACTGGCATTAGTATTGGAAAGCAGTCTAATTCCTTTAATCCAATTAACAACTCATCTTTGTTGAAACTTGCTTTGTCTACCCAAAAACTTGTATTGTGGTTATGGGCAATACGTTTTCCTACTTCGCTGTATGCTTTTACTTTTAATTTTTTTTGATTAATTGCAAAGTTTTTAAGTTTATCTAATTGTACAAGCAGTTTTTTGTTTGTAATATTTTTTTGCCAATAATTAAGAAACGACTCAGAAACATTTTTAAAGGTCATATTTTCTTTATGTATGTAGGCAGATGGCTGTTTAGTTTGACACTTTATTTTTTTAATTTCTTCATATTCATCTAGTAATTGTTCTGATGCAAAACTAAAATTATATCTAATGGCTATCATTGTCATGTAGTAAGTTGTTACTTCTGTTTTTTTAATCGTCCAAATCTTACTTTCCCCTGAGAACAACATATATCCTTGAGGCAATCTTTTTTTGTCTTTACAACATCTTATTAGTTTTACAATTTTTTCAATAAAAGGAAACTTCATTGTAATGATTTCTTCACTTTGTCCGTCTTCAAATATCTCTTCACCTATTTCAATAATTTTTTCTGCATGTATAATTCTAAAAGGGTTTTCATAAACAGGATTTGTTATAAGGTCTCTTACTTTCAATCCATATTTCTCAAATTTTGTACTATATCTTTTACAAATACTCAAGGCTAAATTTGCTTGTTTCTCAGTCCATGCATATTGAGATTCAGCAAGTGAAACTACTGTGCTTCTATCTTTTGGATGATGTAAATGCTTAATGCCATCTACTCCTATCCAAGCCCATTCATTATATGCTAATATTTTCATTAGTTCATCTATTGTTTTAGGTTGTTTTATGGGTGTATTTGACATATTCTACAGTTATATTAAACTCCGTTATTTTGATAATTATTAGTATAGCACAATTGGTAAATTTGTCAATAGATATGAAAAAAAAAATTAAAAATACACGCAAGTCAATCAGATTAAGGGTAAAAAATGCCCTCAAAAGACGGCAACACATAAAGGTGTACAGACCAACTTTACCAGTGACACAGAGCTGGTTTAGAACCCTTAACAGAGGTCTTTTCAATGGTAGACTAGTTGAACCTGATATGTATGTTAAGAGACTAGTAGGTGATTGGGGTAGATGCATAGCAAATTGGGACAATAGAAAATGCAGAGCAGGCACCTACGATCAAAATGTAATACCATATCAAAAAGTTGATATTGAATATAAAATAGAACTGCATTGTATTTTTCCTAAATGGAAAGATTTTATTGAGACACTAGCACATGAAATGGTGCACTTGTATCAAATGCAAATTATGGAAGATCCATATTCAAATCATAATAATAACTTTTACAGTTTTAGGACCAAGTTTAAGACTTACGGTCTAACACTTTACCGTTAAATTCTTTATAACTCATTAGTGTAGTATTTTTAAGATCAACACCGGTCTGTAAATTGTGTAGATATTCGGGTGGATTGTCATGCACAATGGTAAAATTGCAATAAGGTCGTTTTTTTATTATGTGTCTTAATTGTGTTAGCCATACATCAAAAATTTGATCGCTATGTCTTTCACCATAGTTCTCAGAATCTTGATAGATGTTATTCAATTGATTCTTTCCGTATTCTCTAAAATCAAATCCTATAAGATAAATTTGTTTGTGCCCGTGTACAGTGGCAGTCCAAATTGCTTGATTGCCTGATATGTATCCAGGATTGTTTGGTATAAGATTAAGTCCCTTATTTCTGTTAACTTCTAGACTTGGTGCATAACACACACAGTCTTTCCACATTTCGCTTTTAGATATTTCACGTGAGATGTTGGCGTCTACACTAAAAATAAAGTTAGGAGTAAAATCTCTGTACAAGGCATTACAACCATATGTTTGGCCTGTGGCATTCAACGTTGACAAGTCAAAATGTTTTCTACTGGGACCGTTGCCAATGATGTATGCATTACCTTTTGCTACTGCGTTAACTTTATCTTTGTAGTATTCTTTTTCAACAATTCTTTTGCCTTTACGAATAGTGATTTTTTTTATAATAGTTTCTCCTGTGTATGGTGTCCAATCTATTGGTTTAATTTCTGTCATGCTATTCTTTAGGTATATAATTTAAATTTAACACTGCTCTGTAAGGTTGTTTACAAGAGTTAGTTGTGCCGGCGTGTGGCATTGTGGCATCAAACAGCACTAGTCTATTTGCAACACTTGTGATTTTTTCTCCACTTTCAAATTTAGTATAGCCGTTATTTGTATTCAAATATAAAACTGCTGTTTTACTTTTATCAGCAGGTTTTTCTATATCTATGTGCATTCCATGTTCTTGTATTTTTTCTGTCCTATATAATAAATTAAATTTTGCTCTTACAATCTCTTTTATGTTCAATTTATCTTTAAAGATATCTAGTCCTCCTAATGTAAAAGAACTTTGAAATTTTTTATCTTTGTACATCAGATGGGTAAACTGTACATAGCCATCGCCGGCATAACTTACACTATGATTTAAATACCATGGAAACTGTCCCCATTTTAAAACTATGTATTCTAGATCACTAAAGTCGTCTTTACTTAAAAAATTATCTTTAATTTCTAACATTATATTTTTTTACCAGTTGGTTTCTAATTCTCTCCCAAGGAACTCCTTGTTTTATTTCGTCAATCCACCATTCGGTGTGACACAGTTTGTGAGCCCACTCTTCTCGATTTGGCGTTTTTGGGTTTGTCATATTTGTGTAATTATTATTAGCCACATCATAACTTAGACTTGACGGAGACGTAAAAACAGGAATGCCATTAAACACAGCCTCCATTGCTGGATTACTACTATGATTTACAACTGCAAATGCATTATCTAATTGTTTAACAAAATCTGTATCGTCATAGGTATTTGGATTTCTTCTAGGAATTTGTGTTTGTACCCCTGCCATTTTTACACTAATCATATTACGTGGATGAGGTCTAATTATTATGTTTTTGTCAGTGTGTTTTTTTATTTGTGCTACTTGTTCTAATAACCAAGCATTCATGTCTGGAAGATTTTTCCATTGTTCACTGCTGTCATGTTGTCCACAAACAATTATATTTTTTCCAGTGCGTTTCCATGGCTTTAGTTTAATATCAAATTTTTTCCATCTGTCAAGACTGTATTCGTCATTGGCAAAATCAGCGTCTCTGTTAATTCCGTTGATACCTATTTTCCAAGTGGTGTTTCTTTTAATGCCACCAACTTCTAAAACTACCACTGGTTTTTTAAGTGCTTGAAATTCTTTCCAAACTTTTAAATTATTACGCATACGTCCTTGCCATAACACTGACCAAATTACAGCAACATCTGTATCGTGGTCCCACTTATCGATTTGGAAATTTTCTTTTTTGTTTTTAAGATGTTCAATTAAAGCATCAAAGACTGGCTTTGAATTCAAACTGCCGTAGGATGGAAATACACTTATTTTCATCTTGATTAATTTCCTTGTTTGCCCTTTGCAACTTTGTTTACAATGTCTTCTGCTTGTTTTGGATCAAATTTTATGCCACCAAACGGATCATAATTTTCTACGTTTTTCCAGTAGTCTTGCTTTCTTTCAGTGCGTAAATCTGTACTCGAACTCTTTCCTTTAATTTTTCTTTTGCCTTTCATGTGATCAATATATTCTCCTAGAACACTGTTTATAAAAATATGATGTCCTTTGGCTCCAGCACCTTTGCCAATATCAACACCATCATTAGGTGCAATTCTTTTTAATATTTGCCAAAATAGATAACTGTCATGCCATTCTAGTTCATTAAAAATAGTATCTTTATTGTATAAATCTGTCCATGCTTTCATGAAGTCTGTTATTTTTGGATGCTTTTTATTGTAACACACCCAACCACACTCTGGATATTTTTCGCCTCTGCCTAAAAAATTTACAAGTTTATCGTTAGGTAGTAAATCGGTTACAAAGTCAGTAGTTATTTTTCTAAAAGTATATGTGTCAGCATCTAGCCAAAGAACATAATCTGCATCAATCGTTTTTATCGCATGATCAACTGCAAAAGTTTTATGACTAAATCTCACAGCGTTCCAAAGATAACTGCCTTTGCCTCTGTCATTTTTTCCTGCTTTAGGATCTCGTCTCACACCACCTGGAATCTCTTGAAGTTCACCGTTGGCTACTGGATCGTTTTTGTGTTTGGTTTTAAATTTGACAAGTTCGGGGTTTGCTTTTTCAATGTCAATGTATTGTATTTTTTCATGTACTAGATCTGGTTGCGTGCCTTCATGGTAGGCATACAATTTGACATTGTTTGGCCAAAATTTAATATGGCTCTCCAACATTCTTTTAGCATATGCCTGCCATCTGTTGGGAGGAAATGTTGTTATTACTGCAAGTGTTGTCATTATAATCCTAATTTCTGTTTGAATCTTTTATAAACTGTGCCGTCTCTTATTTCTTTAATACTCCACATTTTGTAACCTAGGTCATTGACCCACTGCGTTCTATCAGGCATGTTTGGAGTTTCAATCTTAGTCAAATCAGTATTTGCTACAGGCCAACAAATTGCAAGATCACTAGTACAAAATGTAGGAATCCCTCTAATGCAGGAGTCAGTTGATGCAGTTGAGTTGTGAGTTACAACAGCATGACAATTAGTAATTGCTTCTTGAAAATGAAATCTATAATGCTTTTTCTGATCACCTTCGAAATGTCTCTGAGGTATTTCAAGGTTAACATCATTTGGAAACTCTTTCCTTCTTTGGTGCATTACGTCTGCATGATTAGGATGTGGCCTTACAATAAATTTTCTTTTGGTCAACGGTCTCAGTTTTTTATATACATTGTTGAACCATTCTAATGGGTCTAGTTCATTCATGCTCCAGTTGTCTTTGGGCTGTAACACAAATAAAATAGGATCTTCTGGATTAGATTTACGCCATGGCTCATATTTTACTTTAAACTTTTCTTTCATCATTTCCCATCTATCACTTGGACTATTGTCAGAAAGAAAGTTACCGTTGTTCATTGGTGTGTACAAGGCCACTCGAAAATGATGATCCTTTGAAGTTGACACATTACCAAAACTTGATAACACTCCTCCGTCAAATGTTATTAAAGGAATTTTTTTTGCACGACATTTGTCAGCAAGTTCTCGTCTTCTGCCTTTGGTATGGTGCATTTGTTTGTCTCCACCATAGCCAAACATTGCGGCCATTAGTTCTGTTGGTTCCATTTCTCCTGCTACTGTTGGCCCAGACCTATTTTCGTTAACCATTATAGGTTCGTCACCGGCCGCTTTTATACCTTCTGCCAAATGGTACAGCAATTCATAACTGTTTCCTCTTCTTCTATCTTTGACTGTTCTTCTAAATATCTGTACTTTCATTTTTTATAAATCCTAGTTCTAACATTGGTTTTAATCTTTTCCTGTTTATTACAACTTTGTAGTTACTTTTGAAGTTGGCACATACTTCTTTGATCTGCTCAAAGTTCTTTTCATAATTGTCATTAAGTCCTAATTCTATTTCTGTCACCCAGTATTTGAATTGAATATTTTTTTCTAGTAATTCGTTTGCAAAGTTATACCAGTGTCCTTCTATATCTGTTTTTATTATATCTACAGAATCCCAATTGTGTTCTTGCATTATTGTTTCTATATTTTTAAATTGAACTTTAGTAGATAATCTAGTACCATCGGGATTAAATGCACTAAAACTTTTCCATTGCTGTTTGACAGTCAATAGTTGTCCTTGCTCATTTTTTTCTGGAGTGTAATAAAAATCTTGCACTCCGTTAGTTGGTGCGTAACCTGTAGGCTCGTATTTTATATTAGTTGCACCTATTTTTTTAGAAAGATCTAGTCCATCTTGAATATCCTTAAAATACTTTCTTCCACTAGAATTAAGAATACCTTTTATATTATTTCTTGTCCATGGGGTTGGATCATAGAGTTTTATTTCAAGCATAGGATTGTCTAAACATATTAGTTTTTCAAAACTTACATCTCCACCGACTCCAAAACTTAATACCCTTTTTGATTCTTTTATCAGTTC